GGAGCAGCTTTTTGAGCATCATTCTTAGCGTCGAAAGAAGCAACGAAAAGACCGTCGTAGTTATTAGCAAATCCCGAAGCATCTGTTATATGCGCACCACTCATAAACATTTGTTGGTTGAAGTCATAAGCAGCACCCTTACCAATAAGTTCTAATAAAGCTTGCTTAACAACACTTCCGTCAATGTTATCATAATCAACATTTGAACGCATCAAATTACCTTTAATCTTACCGAATAATAGGTTGGCTTGAAACTGAAGCTCAATCTCCATTCTTGTAGGGTCGATTGTAATTCCTGAGCCAATAGCAGCATTAGCTCCTGCAAATGCAGTACCTGCACTAAAGCCTGTAGTTTTACCATTTAATTTACCGAAATTATCAATAACGGTTTTTCCTTTAATATCAGGAATAACGTCCATATAAGACATCCAATCTCCACCTAAAAATAAAGGAGATATAATGTATTTATTAACGTCGTAAGCGTCTACCGAAGGTAAACTTGTACTTGAATAAGCCATTTTTTTCTTTTTTAATTGTTATTTATATTTTACTTGAATAAATTTTTACCCAACTCGCTCCAACCATCAGAAGCTGTTGGTTTATTTACCGAAACTTTAGGCTCGTTTTCAGCTAAAGTAACTGAAGGTGTTGCCTCTAATTTTGATATTCTTTGAGCCATTGTATCAAACTGAGTTTTCATTTCTTCCTTAGACTCGTTTGACTTTTCTTTTTGAACGCTTAGTTTCTGAGATAAAGAATTTCTTTCTTCTGTTAACGTACTTAACTGAGCTTTCAACTCATCTACATCCACACCTTCAGGTGCTAAAGCAGCAGGTTCAATAGCGGGTTCAGCGGCAGGCTCAGACTTAGCTTGGAATACAGTTTTTAAATCTGTAATTTGCCCTTGAAGCCAAGTTTTTAAATCATCTGACATAGTTTTCTCTTTAAGGTTATCAATATTTAACGTATTAAGGATTTCCTCAGAGGTTTTGTTTTGGTATCCACTTAAGCTGTATTTTGCAACAACTTTAACAGCACCTAAAACCTCATCTACAAATCCTAACTCTAACGCTTCGTGTGCAGAAAGCCAAGTCTCATGAGCCATCATTTGCTCTATTTCTTCTTCTGAGATATTTGTCTTAGCCTTGTATACACTTAGCATTGTAGTTTCAATTTTTTCTAAAGCATTAATCTGCTTACGCATCTGAGCTTTATTTCCGAATACATTACTCATAGGAGAGTGTATCATAAATAAGCTATTAGAAGTCATCTCGACCTTGTCAGCAGCTAAAGCAATTATTGTAGCCATAGAAGCAGCCAAACCTTCAATCTTCACAGTAACCTTTCCGCTATAATTCTTTAAGGCTGTGTAGATGGCTTGACCTTGAAAAACATCACCTCCCGTACTATTTATGTGAACGGTAATATCTTTACCTTTAAGACCTCTTAAGTCCTCTAGGAAGCTCTTAGCAGTTATGCCGTGTACACCAATCTCGTCGTAGATATGAATGTCTGTAGACTTTCCTTTTGCTTCGATTGTAGGTATACTATACCAAGAGTTATTTTCGTAAATGCTTTTCATATTTTACAAATATAATTAATTAATACTATATAGTGTTGACAGTCCTTGACACTTTAGATTTCATGTGGTCGTACACAATTCTTTGAGCCTGACGAAATGATATGTTATACTTATTTGATATGTCTATAAATATATGCTTAATCAATTCGGGGTTGGCTTGTCTTATAGCTACATCAAAATCGCACCTTATAAGATAGTTTCTGACGAAATTATTATCTAACAAACCTTCATTATAAAGGGCTTCTATAATAACCGAAGAGTCCTCTCCGCACATACTTGTTACTCTACATATTAATTCACTCTTCATTGTAATTAAAATTTAGAATTAGACTCTATTGTTTTAACTCTGTTTTGAGTTCTCCTTAAAGACTCTACAGGAAGTACTACGTTAGTATTCCTACCTATAACGCTACCAAGAGTATTGTAGTCTATTAGACCGCCTCCACCACCCAAGTTAGGGGAAGACAAGGAGTTTCCTCCACCTGCAACATTCATTGCACTCAAAGCTCCACCAAACATAGATGTACTTTTTTTGTTTATAACTGCTTCGCCACCCTCTAACTCAGCGACACGACCTCCAACAGCAAACTTCTCTCCACCTTGAGCGTGAGAGTTCCCATAAACCATTCCACCTTTAGCGAACTTCTGAGATTTTATAGTATCTACATTTAGTGCGTACCTACCTAAAGCTAAACCTGCTAGTATAGCATATTGAGATATACCCGCCGCACCAAAGGTAATAGCATTTGTTGGATTTGCAGCAGCCATAATAGCTATATTTCCAAGCTCTTGAATTAAAGATATTTTAGCCATCTTTATTTCGTGCTTTTTTCTTAAATTGAAAGCTTCTTTATCTAAGTCGTCATTCCTTTTCAGGGCTACTCTAGCATTTATTAATCCATCAGCAGCAGCTTGGTCATTAATCGTTTTCTTTTTATCTATCTTTCTCTGCTCGTTTTCTAACTCAGCTTCAGCAGCAGCTTTTGCAGCGTCAAGAATTAAGTCAAACCCTTGTTTAGCTAATTCTACCTTCTTTTTATCTATCTTCTCAGCTTCAGTAAATGTGGTTTTGGCTAGTTTAACTTGAAGGTTGGCTAACTTAGCTCTTATTTTTTCTTTCTCAGCCTCTGTAGACCCAAACAACAACAGTAGAGATTCTTGATGCTTTATCTCACGCTGAATGTTCTCTATATTAAACTGCTTATTGGTTAAAGCTCTAGTCTTCGCTTGACTTAATGCGGCTTCAGTTTTCTCCTTGTGAAACTTCTTAGTTAAAGCAGCTTCATCTAAATTGTATTGGTCAGTATTAGTCAACCTTATAGATAGATTTTTACTCTTCGCTTGAGTTATTAATTTATCTAACTCCATTTGAATATTCCCTGACATAACATCGTTGTCAATTTCAGACCTTCTAAACGCAGCCAACAAGTCTCTTTGTCGTTGTATTTTAGCTTGAAGAATAGATACGTCTGTATTAGCTCTACTCTCCCTATCAGTTTCGTCTATTTCGTTTAACGCCTTTATTTGTGTAGATAACTTTAGTCTAGAAGCATATTCAAACTCATTGTAAGATTTTACTAAGTTTGCTTTCCTGTCTTTTTCTTTAGAAACATCAGAGTCGTCTTTAGCTTCGATTTGTTTCCTTTTCTCTATAAATCCTTTAAACACATTTAATCTACCTCTTAATAGTGAGCTGTAAACGGCTAAGTTCTCTTTTGATAAAACAACATCTATAGCCTCTAAGTCGCTAGCAGTTAAGTTCATAACATCTGATTGACCCCTACCCGTTATTGAGTTTAAATTCTTATTGGTTTTCAATAAAACCTTATCAAATTCTTTAGCTTCTTTAGTTAAGGCTGCAATTTGACCCTCATCCATCGTGGATTTAATAAACGCATCAGCGTCTTCGTTTGCAAAACCTAGAGTTAGTAGCTCCTGAAGAGCGAATATAGAACCTTTGAATTTATCTAGTTTACTTACGTTCTTATCTGAAAATAAATCTAAATAAGAGCTAGTACTCTCTATTGTTTCTCTCCAAAAATCACTATCTCCAATGTTGACTTTGAATGCACTATAAGACGTGTTTAACTTATCTAAAGCCTTAGACGTTGAATCAATATTCTCTGCTAATGCTTTTTGCTTGTTTGCAGCAGTCAACGACTCATCGTTATGCTCTGCTAGTATCTCGTTGTACGATTCTGCGTTATCACCTGCTAAAGAGAATATAGCAGTAAGCCCACGCACGTTACCAAACATTAATTCAATATCTCTAGGACTAGACTTATATACTTCATTTAACTTCTTTAAGGTTTCCGTAAACCCTACAGCCTTCATTTGAGCTGCACCAATAGGGATACCGTACTTAACAAACAAATCTCTAGATGCGGCTGCAGGTTTTTGCATTTGAGATATAGCAGCACGAAGAGCTGTAACTGACTTAGCGGCATCTAAACCTGAACGAGTAGTCACGGCAATAGCAGCCCCTAATTCTTCTATTGATATACCTGATGCGGCGGCAAAAGGAACTACAACCCCTAAAGATTTCGATAACTCATCAACCGTAGTTACCCCATATTTTTGAGTTGTGAATAGGATTCCTGAAACTCTTTCTGCTTCAGAAACATCCATGCTATAAGCATTTAATACAGTCGTTAGACCTGTAGTTGCTGACTTAAGCGTTGTAACCCCTGCGATAGCCAACTCTGAAGCTTCGGCGAGAAACTTTACAGCGTCCCCACCTTTTATACCTGCAGAAACAGCGTTAAACATAGATTTATTAACGTCGTCTAAGGATAATCCGTACTTTTTAGATAGTGATATAACTCCTGTGTAGAAGTTTTCAGAAAATAAGCTTGTATCACTTTCACTCAAAAGTGTGGTAGTGTTTTTAACCCCTAATTCAAATGCAGCAAAATCCTTAACAGAGCCAAGTAAAAAAGTACCTAACTTTCTAAGGGCTTGTATCGCAGTCCCAATACCTATACCCATCTTAAGCATAGACGCAGTAGAGCTTTTTGTGGCGGCTGTTTTAGACTTTGTAGCGGCTGTGTTTTTCTTTGTAGCGGCTGTGTTTGACGTTAAAGAGTTAGTGTGGCTTCTGACAGACTTTTTTAATTCAGCCTGCTTAACGGTTAACTTAGCTATAGAAGAAGCTTGAGATGCGTTAGCTCCCTTTTGCTTCTTAACTTTAGCTTCAAGTGCAGAAAGCTCCTTATTAGTCTTTCTTAACTCGCTCTGATACGATGCTAGCTTGTTTAAGCCAACAATATCTAGATTTATTTTGTACGTGTCTACAGCCATTTTTTTATTCTATAATTGTTACTAAAAGTAATTCTACTTCTGTTGTTTCTCCTGAGAAATTAAAATCTTTTATTTTATTTACAAGATATACTTCATCGTTTATTCTAACCAACTTACTGAAATCTAAGTTAAGCATATCGTATGTTGTTAAGTAAACTTCAGCGGTAATCATTTTATCTCTAAAGTTAACCATATCAAATAACTTCTTGTGGTAAGAAGTAAATAAACTTTCTCCTGCAACTTGGTCAGAAAAAGTTAAGTTTGGGCTACCCTCAGTTAAGGCGTAAGAAAAGAATTCTGACCAAAGCCCTACAGGTTGCGTTATTGGTCTAAACTCTCCGTCGTACCTATCGCCTGAAGAACCTACAACCCACTCTTTTTCAATTCCATAATGAACCTTATAAGGTGAATCATCAGGGCTTAATAAAACCTCTGATAACGATTGGCTTGCCCTGTAAAGAAGTTTATATTCGTGAGAATTATTTGCTTCAGGTTTTTCTTCATTAATATTAGCCTCTAAAGTAGACGCACCTTTTGAGTGTATTCTAGGTAACCTTAAAGACTCAAAGCTAACAGTCCCATTACTCGTGCTAGTTCTTTTTATGTGACTATCGTAATCCATTCTGCAAGATGAGAATATCTTTAACTCCATCTCTTTAGCTTTCTTCTCTGAATTTGTTCCTGAACGAATAATTCTATCACCCAAAGGCAAGCTGCCTGCTTCTTGATTTAGAGAAGCGTCAGAACTGTCTTCGTTCATTTTAAACTTAAAATCAGAACCTGCAACAGCACCTTCCTTAATTTTAGTTATTAAAGCCTTATCGCTCCAATCTACGTAGTTATTATCACTTGCGTTAAAATCGTAAAAATCACCATAAGGCTCTACACTTAATACAGAAGTGTAAGGATTGTAATCCCATATCAAATTAAATAGTTTAGTTATCTCTGATATAAACTCTAAGCAACTAACGTCAGGAAGTATCTCCCTGTAACTAACCTTTGGTTGTGCTGAACTGTTGTAAACAATATTTTCTTTACCGTTCATTGGATGAATAGACTCTGATAGCTTGAATTCTATATCAAACTCTTTTATAGCGAACTTACTGTTAGTTAAAACTTTTCTGTTACTAGCTTTTTCTGAGTCAACCTGACAAGCAAAGAAAGACGCAATGTTGTAGTTAATTCCTGCCTTTAAATACTGAACTCTGTTTAATGTTATTCGGGTTGAGTTAAGAAACTTTTTAGTAGCACTCACTCCATTACCTAGAAATAATGTTTGATTACCCGTACCATTTTGAAATAAACTTGTAGGAATTTCTTGAGATGCTCCATCTTCTAAATCAAACAAGTTAGCTCCAAAAGAACCGCTTTCAAAATTAGTTATAGCTTCTACATTTTCGTCTTCAGCAATAAGCATAGACGTAAAGTAATGATTTGAAGGGTCAGGAACGTACTTAGTACCTTCACTAAAGTCATTATTAAACCCGTATGGATTCCATATCTCAAAGTCAACAGCAGCCTGAAAGTTTACTTCATAAAACCCGTCTTTAGCTACGACTATTGAAGAATGAGTATTACTAGAATTGTCGTATTGAAACTTACTTGTAGTGGGGAAGCCTTCTGATGTGTTAGAGTTTCCTCCAACTCCCGAAGGCACATAAGCGTTTGCTACATTTCCTGATAAAGATGTATGTGAATGCGATGTTGTACCTTCCTCTAATACTTCGCTTAATTTTGTGAAACACCAATCAGCAGTCCAAGCCCAATTAGCAACTCCAAGTATTTTAGATACAAACAACGGTCTTTTATCGGTCAATGAACTTGCGTAATGCCAATTAGAGTATTCTGTACCTGCTTGTTGACTTCTAGTTGCAATAAATATAGACTCTTTTATATCGTCTTCGTGCCTTTTCATTGTAGGGCTAACTCCGTATATTTGTGACGTAAGCCCGTTGAATTCAGAACCAAAATCAGCATCCCATTCACTATTTGAGTTTAAGAAGTTACTTTTAATTGTTATATCTTGAGATTCAAGAATCTTATCTAAAACCTTACTTATAGAGAATGCAGCCTTTAGATTGCTCCAACCAACAAAAGTTATATCTAAATCTTCAAGTTGAGAGCTAGGTACTTCCCACTTGCCGTTATCAATTAAAGGAAATACGATGTCTCCTGAATATCCTAATAACCCTGAAGTGTTAATGCTTGTCGTATTTATAGGTTGGTAATCAGAACCCAAACTAATTTCTCTTAAATTTATACTCGACAATGAATCAGCCCAATTACTATTACCCGACTTAATATTTAGTAGTAGCTCTTGGAATCCATTCTCGTCTAATAAAGATTCATTTAAAAACATATTACCTTTAACAACCTCTAGACCGTCAGCCTTTATAATACACTCAGTACCTTGATTGTCGATGTCTTCGTTTAATGAGTTTAATTCATTTTTAAAGTTTAAAGCTTTTTTGTTTTTAGAGGTAGCAGGTATCTTTATTGTTTTAGAAAACCCGCCGCTAGTCTTATCTATTTCGCTAAAGTCTTTAATTGAAAAATTTAAAGGTATATCTATTTCGTCACCTAAGTCTAAAGATATTTGAGAGCCTGCAACAGCAACTGTAGCTGTATTAATTAAGCTAATAGAACCTATAATTATATCTAAAGGCGATGATGAGTTTGAAAGGAATTTAATAGTCATGCTTGTAGACCCACCGTTAATTAACGAGAAATCTCTACCTGTTCTTGTAATGGTAGTAGTCCCTGAAGATGTTATTGTTGTTGTCTGAACACTAGCTCCAAGATGGTCGAATACCTCTATTGAGTTGTTTGACCCAATGTAAAGCACGTTTATTTTTAAAGCTAAAGAAGTAGAAATATCATCATTCTCCTGAGCCGCAACAAAAGCAAAAGAGTGTATAAATTCTGTTATAAATGTTTGAGATATAGACTGACCACCTGCACTATTAGCTAAAGCCGCTGTAGCGTGGTTGTAGCTATAAACCCTAAAAGCTTGTTGGTAAGCCCCAACATGAGGCAATGAAGAATTTATATTACTAACGCTACCGTAAGGCTCTGCTTTTACAATAATTACAGGAGGTAAATCAGTTAGTGCAACCGAATTTATTACAGCTACCGTGTCAACTAAAGCTGAACCTTTTTCTATAGCGGACTCAACCCTTATTCTTAAGTTTTGCCCATTAGGGATTACGGAGGCAGAGCCTGTACCTGCACTAGAAATTTCTGTTGCTGTAGAGCCGTCTCCAAAGTCAATCATTAAAGAGTCTCCCGACAAAGAACTAACATCCCAACTTAAAGTTTTCTCAGTAGTAGAGTCTAATTCGCTTATAGGTGTGTCAGAAACTATGTAAGGAGATGGTAAGTCAGTTAAAGAAGGCTTGTATACTAACTGTATTTTACCCCCACCCGAAGTGTCTCTACTTATATACGAGTTTTCTGAGGTAAGGAATTTTATATTACTTATTCTGAAACTAGATTGGGTTAACCTGTCCCCTGACATTGTGTCGAAAAAAATATTTAAGCTTCTAGAACCTATTCTTAAATTGAATCTAGCAGTAGTTACAACTGAAGATACATTAGTAAACTGACCGTCTACATCAATATTATTAGAGTTAAAAGCGTTAAACCTATCCGTTTCTTCTTCAAGAAATAAAGGCTCACCTGTTTGGGGGTTAAAAAATGTAGTTAAAGTTTGTTTTGATGCAGCATTCGCCGCTGTACTACCAAAATTCACTTCTTCGTAGCTTAAAGGTTGTATAGGTACACTAGCCCCTGCGTATAATTGACCTTTTAAATGCTCGTCAACCACATCAGAACTTGTAACTATCAGGTCTGACTTACAAGGTAAACTAATATTATATTGGTTATATCCTAAATCAAACTCGTTTGTATTAACGCTGTCATGGTGGCTAAGGGGTTGAAGCTCGCTGCAAAAAGGAAGGTATCGACGTTCAAACCTGATATAGTTTATTTCAGTAACAGCACCTATACTGCCATCTTGAGGAGTTACAATAATACTGTACTCTTGTTTTACTCCGTCAATTAAAGCGGAAGATGTGTTAAATGAAAAGTAATAACGCTCTCCGTTATTTGCGTCTGAGGTGAAGTGCATATTTGGAGTATCGTCTCCTTCAGCAAATTCAATTAAACCTGCGTTGTTTCTTTTTACTATACTAAAAACTAAGTTATGCTCAGTCGTGGCTACGTAGCAGCTAACTATGTACGATGTAGCAGGACTCAAGTCAACGTCAGCAATTACGGCAAGTTGAGCGTTAGTAGTTTCTTTTAACCTAAGCCTTCCGTTGCTTATACTAACCTCCTCAGTCATATCGCTGTATGAACCGCCTATGTCAAGAATATCATACGGTCTAAACTTACCTACATCAAATGATGTGTTAGTAAAAGTTCCATCTGATGTGTCTACATCAAAATCTAAAGCTGAAGTAGTAAAATCATTTACACTACCGTCATCATAAGCATTAACTAATTCTTGAGAGTGAGGATTTGTACCATCAGGACTTAGTCCTAGCTCTAAAGATACGTAAGAACCTATTTGATTTTCGTTAAATATATTTTCTAATCTTAAGCATACAGGCTGAGGAACGCTAAAAACGCTTTTACCTGTGAACATACTTAAAGGACTATTACTTTGACTGTACTTTCCTTCATATAAGCTATCTAAACCTAGAGTAGTATCGAAAAAAGAACTCTCAGTTGTGTGATAATTAAACGCTAATTCTAAAGCCCTACTTGATGATATGTTTTCTTTTAAGGAAAAAGTATTAGAGACAACGCTTACCGATGTTCTTGAAAAGTTTTGGTCATATATATTCAGAGACTTATAGCTACCAAACTCATACATTCTATCAGGAAACATGGTGTAAGCTTGGTTATTAATATCTACAGATGCACTTATTGAACTAAGCGAATTAAATGCGGCAGGTAAGTTTTGAATATTATCTTCAGAGCCAATTCTAGATGCTGAACCAACAGAAGCTCCTCCGCTGCCAATCCTTGACATAAAGTTTAACTCAGGAATTATCTTACCAACATTACCGTTAAAGTAAGAGTAACCATTTGTTGCGTCATCTTCAGACAAACTATTACCATCTGAAGCCAATCCATTGTTAGCTATAGAGTGCGTTCTAACACTCCAACCTAAAGGTTCGTAAAATGAAGAATGAGCTGCAAGATAATCAGGTGATGTTTGATTAGAGAATTCTTCGTTAAAAAGGTTATTAAATATAGGGGCTACAGTCCCTGTAGGTGCTTGAGGTACAGTTATAAAGCCTTGTTGATTCCATCCTACAGGAATGTGCTGATATGTTGTTTCGTTAGGAGATTCAGAAGTTGTTAGTGCTTTGTTTATTAAATCAGAAAAAGGATATTCACCACCGACTACTGAAGAGTAATTTGTATCTACGAGTATTTCAAAAACGCTTTTAGCCATCTTAGTAATTTATGTGGTGAGTATTCTTAACAAATGAAATCTCAAATAATGTTGGCTTTCTGTCTGAGCTTAAAGGTAGAGTATCGCCATCTAATACCGATACGGAAACAAAGTCATCGTCCTCATAAATGAAAACAGCTCGACTTCTAAATATTTCAGATAACCATTTAGATGTTTCTTTATTAACGATAGTGCTACACGTAACAATCTCTGTTGTTGAAGCTCTAGAAGTAATGCTTTGATTAGAACTTCGACTTGTGTAGTCTTTTGATGAAGTCTTAAACGATGTGATGTTATTTTCGTGAGCTACACTAGAAAACCCTTCAAAAAGATAAAAATCTAAAACCCCAAAATCATTATAAAAGTAAAGTAAAGTAGAGTCTTTATCAGTTACTCCAAAGTTTGAGTTTATAGAATTACTACCCCGCTCTACTATGTTGAAGTTTAATTTTTTTCCATTTGTTGAGCTTTGCCTTAAGTTTACAGAAAAATTAGAATTTTTAATGTTTGCTTGAGTTCCTGCGTTTAGTACTGAGAATAAACCTGTTCCGTTTACACTTAAGTTTGAGAACCTTAAATCAGTTGCAGAACCATAACTATTATGTATAGGCTCATTGGATACTGCGGCACTTGAATCATTCGTGTAGTTAACAACAAGGTCAACTGTAGGGTTTTGGAGTAGGCTGCTTAAAATTAAAGGGCTATCGAAGGGGATGTTTCTTTTTAAGGATTCAGGACAGTTAGTTAGTAAAGATATTTTAGTGGGTTGTGAACCGATTAAAGTAGGGTTAATAAACCAAGAAGCGTTTTTTAAGTAATTAGCTGAAGCTTGACAGTTAGAGAATTTATTTGTTATAACAACGTCATCTTTAACGTATCCACTAAAAGCTTTAGCAGTCGTAGTCTCTATAGCTGTATCTTCATTTAATGTTAGAACGCTATCTACGATAGACCACTCTTGAGCTTTAACTGTGTAATCCACTATTAACCCCTTACTGTAACCCGATATAGAAGCTGTATGACTACTAACTAAAGCCATAGCCTCAAAACAAGAAATGTCTTTATATATAAAAGCGTCTAATACAGGAGCTACGTCAAAGGTAAACGTAGGCAATGATTCAGTAGAGTCCCAATCCCTTCCTTGTATTATTGGCTTGCCAACGTCTTCTGTAACAAAAGAACCACCACCGCTTGAGGAGTACCTTACAGATACTTGAGCTTGAATTAACTTAGGAATTACGGACGCACTACCTTTAGTGAACTGTATTAGTACAGGTCTTTTAGATGTCTCTATACTTTTGCTTGCGTGAGTTCCTACACCATTTGTTACTGTTATATTCTGAGCCATAATTTAATCTTTTGTACCGTTAAGCAACATTAAAGTCATCTTTCTAAATTCAAGTCTAAGGTCGTGCTTTACATTTTTTTTAATACGCTCCATTTCTTTATTAATCACTATATCCATCCAACCAACGGAGTGCTTGTTTACTGAAGCAAAACCATTTTTATGTATAGACCTAGCTATAGCTAAAGCTAATGCCTTTCTACTCTTAAATTTACCTTTACTCTTATTTCTACGAATACCCTTAGCGTCCATCCAAGATAGGATGGCATCTATGTTTGGTAAGCTTGTAGGTTTTATATTTTTATTTAAGACATTCCCATACCCAAGCATTTCTACCTGCAAAGACACTCCGTTTTTACCATCTATAACTCTACTTCTTATACTCCTACTTAGGCTACCTTTAGCGAAGTGACCTCTTTCTTCTAGCGAATTTCTAAGCTTTAAAGTTAGAGAACCGCCGTAACCACGTAGTTTGTTTTTAAAAGAATCTCTAGACATATTAGTTTGCAGTTAAGAAGGCGTTAACTTTAGCAACCTCAGATGTAGTTAAAGCTCTTTCATAAATTACAACATCTTTTAGTTGCATTTCTAATCCATCATTATCTAAAGTAGCGGTTCTGTGTCTGCAACCTATGTGTATATCGTTGCTAGTTATTGTAAAATCTGAATACATTGACAGAGTGTATCTTGTCGTACCTACTGAAATGTAAATCTTTTGTGCTGAAGTGTCGTTAATAATACCTAAAGTAGCATATCCATCAGAAGACGTTATAGGAGTTAATTTTATTATATCTGAAACTGAACTCGTGACATCACCCCTAGAGTCTTTTGCTCGTACAGTAAATTTACCTTCGTGTACCCCTGACGTCACTAACTTAACCTCGAAAGTAAAACCAAGACCGTTAGGTTCGGTAGAAATTAAATAACCTCCTGTTGTATTT